AGGGCTACAATTAGGGTTAGGGTTAGTGCCCCCCCCCATTTTTAATCCCCCGGGGGTTATCACGAATTTTAAATCCTTTAAAGGAAG